TGCTTTGCTTGGTCATGCGTCGGATCGTTTGGGAGGAAAACCGTTGGTGCCGATATTGCTTCGAACAGGATAAACCGGGAGGTGATGCTTTCGATTCTTACCTTTTGCATAGACGCTTCTTTCGTGCAAATCTATCCACGCCTCGATGTCGTAATGGCGCTCCCGCCAATAATGTAGTGTGCAATCTTTCAGATAGTCCGCAAATTCTCGTTCGGTCTGAACAGTAATTTTATGCGGCAACGGATTGTAGTCGTCCATTTTATTTCTCTTCGACAGGTTGGATTTGTTTGCCGCAATCGCACCAAGAGGTTTCCCCCACTATTGTTGCCCAGCAGTCCGAGGGTGCGACATCTTCATGGCACCATTTGCACGGTCTCTTGGAAAAAAAAGAGGGGGCCCCGATCTCTTCATTAAAGGGAGATCGGGGACCCCCTTGAGGTTGTCGCGACAAGGGAGGTGTCGCGACAAGGGAGGAATCACATGAATTAGGCGAGGATAGAGGAGCACGCATCAAGATGTCAATGCGGCCAATTATTTTGGAAGGCTTCGTCCTTCCAGGCCCAGTGCTCATTATTGTCGGCTATGATGGCGGAAAGGTAACCTATCCGGTTACCCTCAAAATCAAAAATTTGCGCGACACCGGAGGGTTCGTCTTGACCCAGCAGGGCCTGTCTCAGCGTAAAGTGGGCCATGTTTTGGGCTTCCTCTATGCTGGGGAAGGTCCAGCCGCCCTCGGCGTCGGGCAAGCCACCTATCGAGAAGCGGATGCGGAAAGGAATGTCATCCGGCGGAATCATCTGCCGTTTCCTCTTCCTCTTCTTCTTCCTCTTCCTCTTCCTCTTCCTCTTCTTCCGGCGGGTCTCCGATAACCCAGCCAAAATCAGCCTGTCTAAGAAAACTACGAATTTCTTCAACAGGTCGGCTCCAAGCGACGAAACTGACTATCGAACCAAAGCCCACGGCTGATACCATGCTTGGCACCCCGATCAATTCATAGGTTCCTCTGGTTTCACTATATACATAGAGAGAGCCGCCGGAATTACCAAAAATTATCGGGGCCGACGCTTGATAAAGCGCATAGCCCTCTTTATCTTTTGCGGTGGTGTTACTGAGCAACCCCTCAGTTGGGTATGGCGGGTTGCCTAATCCAGACCCTACAGCCCACGCTTGTTGGAAAACGTAAGGTCCATCGGCATCTTCGGGCCACATGATCGCTACATTCTCATAGACTTTTTCCTTATCCTCTACTCTAAGAAGCGCCAAATCTCTGTGACTATCCCACGCAACAATATGCGCGGTCCGACCACTCGTCCCGATGGCAGCAGAATGGTCATTGTAAGACCAAAATCGAATCTTCACGGGACGCCTGTGTTCCCGCTTGACCTCCTCTCCCTTTTTGGGGTCAAACTCTGAGAGAATTTGTATGGCGCTTTTTACAACGTGATGATTGGTGAGGACCATGGTCCATGCTTCGTCGTCATCGCGCCATCCGGAATAAATAATGGTTCCTGATCCCTGTCCTCTTCCGACATCCACCATGACGCTTGGGTAGAGCATCTGGGTAATCCGCTGAACAGGGGCGTCGGTTTTCTCTTGCGCTTTTACAGCTAGGGGCGCGAGGAAGAGAGTGGCGGCGATAAAAATCGCAAGAGGGATGCTTTTAAACATTATCTAATGTGTCTCCTTCCGTAGCACCTTCTGGCCCATTCAGGGGTGGGTTGATGCTTACATTAGCCTCATTATCAATTACAAATAAATGAACTTTCATAATCTTTTGTAGATCACTCAAGACGCGGTATGAACCAAGATCGCGCCTACGTCCTTTGTAACTAACAAATTTGACATCAAATAATACAACACGTCCAGTCTTGTTTGTCGCAACTAGATCGAAGGGGGCCAAATGAGCAATATTGCGTGAAACATAATAACCGCGCTCAATTAGCCATTGAGCGGCGAACGTTTCCGCCCAAGCCCCTCTCTCATGTCGGCTAAGTATTTGTGCTTCCGACACCAATTGTATCCTCTGTTATTCAATTTACCAAAGGATACGTCTAAGAGCATGAAAAACAACCTTTTTTATGTGATGATAGCAATCAAAAGTGCCACATAAATTACGAATACCGCAGCGGCACAAAAGTATATGGCGGCGGGCATAGAAATCATTCCGTATCCTCCCCCAAGTTTTTGCATTGCAACAATTGGCCTAACTTGAAGTTTTCTTCTTTCGTTTCAGCCAGTTCTTCTTCCAAGGCCCGGATTTTGGTGCCGGATGTATCGTAATCCTGCATCATTTTGCTGGCGGTCACGCCGAGATCGTAAAGCGTTGTCTCAAGCGGACTGCCGCATTTGCCGCGTTGTGTGAGAAAAACTTCAAGGGGTGATCCGTAAATTGGGTGAAATCCAACGGTGACGGCGAAAGAAAAGCCGTCACCCTTAACGGTTTCCGTTACGCTGGCGCGACGAGCAGGTATATCACTTGACGTTTCTGATTTCATTTTTGTCTGATGCCGCCATGCTCGTCACATAGGCTTCAAGTATGTGCGTAAGTTGGCCGGAAATCGTGCGATGATTTGCGATAGCAAGTGTCTTTAGAGTTTGATACGCGCTGATGCTTACAACGACGCTTTTCCATTTGGTCGGATTCATTGTTTTTCTCCTCTCAACAATATATCACTTTACGGGATTGTATGCAAGCCCCCCCAGTTCTTTCCTATTTTGATGTCGGCGGGGGTTGGAACCTCCATTTCCACTGCATTTTCCATGATGCGACAGAGTTTCCTCGCGTCCTTTTCCGAGGCTACTGAGTAGGCCAGTTCGTCGTGTATCTGAACCAAAGGGATTTTTCCCGTTTCCTTTTTTATATCGACCATCGCCTTTTTCGTCATATCTGCGGCGGATGCTTGGATTAATCGATTCAAAGATCGGTAGACATATGCGCGACGAATGTTATCTCCGTACTCGTGCAGAGCTTCTTCCCGTGGCAGAGCGCGTGAGGATACAAACAGATTAGGTTCCCACAAATCAAATCGACACTTACGCCCAAGTAGACTTCTGATAGAGCCGCTGCTTTTGTTGTCTTTGACCCGCCGTTGAACTACCTCTGATAGCTCTTTAACGAAAGGGACGCGCTCGTGGTATCGGGACATGAGGGTCTTGGCATCTTCTACAGATATATCAAGCGTCTCGGCAAGACGGTTGACCCCCATGCCATACATCAATGCAAGATTGAGGGTCTTGGCCTCAAACCTTTCTATCTTTGCAATATCTGCCACCATCTGATGGAAATCTGTTTTAGGCTCTTTTCGGTAGGCTTCCACAAAATCTTCAGAGCCCGGTAAACCCTGGTTCGTGAGGCTTGAGAAGTGGACCAGGATGCGTGGTTCCTGCTGCGTGTAGTCTATGCTTGCCCATTGCTCATTCTCTTCTGGAAGAAAGAGCCCTCTGATCATCTCCGAGAACTTTGGGTTGCGAGCCGGGATTTGTTGCAGGTTGGGATTTGACATCGACAATCGTCCGCTGACGGTGCCCCCTCCTTCGCTACGCAGTTGGTTGATGTGACCGTGGATACGTCCGTTCTTGGAGTAGCGAAAAATACTGCTCAGAAAAGTGTTGCCGAGCTTATCCAGTTCACGGGCTTCGGCAATCTGCTGTGCCATTTTATGCGGATGGGTTTTCAAGAAGTTCTTGGTGAAGGAGGGCATCCCAGTAGCGGTGCGGGAGTATGAAATTTTATGGTAGTCAAAAACTTTTGCGACACTGGCGGCAGACCAAAGCTCAACATCTACGCCCGTTTCCTTTTTAATGTCGCGATGGATTTTCTTAACGGTTTTGAGAAGGGTCTGCTTGAGTTTTTCCGCACTCTCCAAATCAACTCGGATGCCTTTCCTTGTCATGTCTATGCACACGGGAAGGACTTCTGTTTCGAGATTGAAAATCTGCCACAGGTCTTGTTGCGACAGGAGATTTTTGAAGTGGTGCCATAAGTCTAGGGTGAGGCGGGCATCCGCTTCTGCATACTCGCCAACGAACCCGGCGGGCAACCGGTACATCTCTGCCTTGGGGTCTACACCAAACTCCTCGGCGGCTTCGCGCAGCAACGCTTCAGATTTCATCTCTCCCAGGTAATCGTAGGCTACCGAGTTCAGAGAATAAAAACGTCTGTTCTCGTCCAGAATGGGGGCCGCAATCATCGTGTCTAGAAATCGGCCTTGAAGTTCTATATCCGCTTGTCCCAGCCAACCAACGTCGTAGGCGGCGTTGTGGAAAATTTTATCCGAAGGGTGGTCTGCGATTTCTTTTTGGAACCAGCGAAGAACCGTTTGTCGATCTAGGTTACCGCCCCCCTCATGCGCTATGGGGAGGTAGGCGTTGAATCCTTCATAGGCCACGGCGATGCCTACTATTTCGCCTTCCCCCGTAGGCCATCCTGGACCGTGGGACTTGAGCCGTGGGTCTCGGGTCTCCAAATCCACAGCTATTTCCTTTACGCTGGTAGGCGTAACCGGGAGGTCTGAAACAGGAACCCACTCCGTGCGGATTCCAAAAACTGGTTTTTTGAGAGCTTTCATTTACGGCTTTTCAGCGCGCCCCACAGGGCTACATAAGATGCGGCATCGACGGCATCGTCGGGGTTCTCGTTTCCCACTTCATCTCTAGCGACCTTGACGAGAGCCATGCATAGGGCAACCTGCTCCGGGCTTATATTAGATTTAAGGTAAGAAGACCATAAATCGGCTATGCGCGAGTGAAGCTTGGTGTAGTC